GCCGAGACCGAGTACGTAGTGCGCGGCCAGGCCTTCGTGTGGGCGCTGCGGCTGCTGGTGGCCGGGTCCGACGTCACTGCCCAGCTCACTGGCACTATCACCGTCGACCGGGAGGAGGGCGCCGCCGGCATCGCCGGGTTCGACCTGTTCATCGCGCCCGGTGTGCCGGTGGTGCCGACGGATTGGATCGGCCGCGCCGTCACCCTGGATTACATCAGCACGTCTGCCGGCGAAACCACTGAAACCCGGCGTTTTACCGGCCAGATCAGCAGCCCGACCTGGAACCCCATCACGCGCCTGCTCAGCTGCGAGTGCAGTGACCAACTGCAATACCGGGTCGAGGCCATGTCCATCGCGGCGATCGATGCGTTGGTGGGTGGTTACTGGTCGGCGGACCTGTACGAGCCAACGACCGGGCGCAGTCACTGGGACTATGCGCTGGAGCGAATGAGCACCCGGGCGGCCAGTCTGGATTGTTCGCCTACGGGCGCATTGCGGGTCACCAGCTGGTATGCGCACCGGCCAGACTTCGTGTTCGGCCCGGGTACCACGCTCTACCAGTCGGTCGAAGTTGAGCTGGCCGAGCTCGGCAGCATCACCAACCGGGTGGAGATCGAGGTCAGCTACCGCTACCCGCGCCTGCAGCAGTTGATCGAGAGCTACAGCTGGTCGCACCCGCACGCACAGGGCGCCGTGGGCGGGTTCTGCGGCTGGCGCGTGTGGTCCACCGAGCTGCCGGATACCAACATGATCGAGGACGCTGTCACCGGCGCCGGCCTGACGATGATCGGCCGTGTGGGTGGTTTCCAGCTGCCGTTGAGCATGAGCGACCCCTGCGGCGATGGCGTTGTTTGGGTCAACACCGTAGAGGGCCTGTGGCTGAGTGCCACGGCTTCCGGCGGCCGGCGCTGGACGCAGACCGTGACCGAGTCCTACACGCTCACGCTCACCACTGCCGAAGGCGAAAACCCAGACACGCAGCGAGTCAGTCGGGACGGTGCGAGCTTCGAAATCGAAAGCGCCAGGGCGGACGATTGGGAGGGATCGCTTGTCACCGATCCGGCAGCCGAACCGGGCGACCTGTCCGATGAGGCGCGGCGCGTAGCGGCATTGCGCTGCCTGCTGCATCGCGGCCAGACCGACATCGTCGCCGCACACCGTGGCACAACCGTCAGCTGGGCCGTGCCGGCTAGCCTGGCGCTCGGCATCGACCTGACGCACACCCTGTCGCTCGATGATCAAGGCGCTCGTGCAACCGGCAAGTGCCGGCGCATCCACGACAGCTTCGACCTCGCCTCGGGTGAGGCGGTGACCACGCTGAGCATCGCCGTGATGCGCGGCGGCGGCATCAGTGACCCGCTGGTGGTGCCGGGCGCACCTGATACGAGCCTGCCGCCGCTCAGGGGCCTGGGTGGTGAGTTGCCAACACAGCTGGGCGGTCGGCAATTCGACCCCTACACCGGTTTCCCCATCCCGCCTTACGACGAGGATCGCATGGGCTTCGCCGGCAACTACTCGGTCAACGACAACGAGCCGGCCGAGCACTACCCGCGGCGCTTCGACCTGGAGTCGCGCGACATACCGGCCGAGTACCGCGACGAGCGTACCGCCAGCGCCGAAGCGATCTACCGCGTCGGCATCCCCAACGATCTGCTGGAGCTATGACATGGCGATGAGTAACGAAGCCAGCCGCCGCGCCTCTGGTGCGGCGATGGAGGCCAGCCGGCGTGCTGGCGGGGCAGCAATGGAAGAGCGACGGCGCGGCAAGCAACTGGTCGATGACATCAACAGCCTGGCAAACCCGCCTGCCAACCGCAAAACCCTGCGCACCGTCGACCCGGTCGGCGGCGTGCCGGCACGGCGAGGTAGTGGCGTGTACCAGCCGCCGGCCAGCTCAGGAAGTGGAGGCGGCATCGCCAGCCCGTTGGTCGAGGTTCCGAATTCCCGCGAATACTATCCGACCGTATTGCGGCCCTCAACGGACGGTGCGGTATTTTTCGAGGTGCGCGTCGCGAAAAAGGTAACCATGACTGACGCCAACGGCGCGCAGGTAGTGGTGGAGCCCAGCAATGTCAATTCCTGACTTTGCGGCCAATGAGGAGTTGGTGTCGTTTGGGTTTCCATGGCATGGCTTGTTCGTTGCGCCAATCGACGGGCCTTCGTACGTGCAGCTGCCCAGTGGTCGGCTGATTTTCTCTGACATGTTTCGAGCGCAGATCGGCTCGAACACCTACCTGGTCGACCTTGGCCTGCCAGAGCCGGCCACGCAGCCGGACGACCCGGAGGCGAGTCTCTGGAATACCTTTATCGGCTCCGCTGAATTCATTTCGCCTACGTCGGGGCTCCATGTATGGGGGGCAACGGAAGTCGTTCGCCGTGTTCGGACCAGCGCAGGGTTCAACACCCCTGTAATCAGCGTCACCAACTACCCGGCGGCGGGAGAGCGGGCGGTTAGGGTGCGCGCCAATGTCCATGCATACCCTAGTCCACAAATGGAAGTGCATCTGCCCGCCGCTGAACTAGGGGGGCTGGTCGAAAAGTATTCCATCCAACGGCTGCTGGACGTTACGCCGGACGGGCGCCGCTGGATAATTGCGCTGCAGTTCACCGAGTCATACCCAACCTACCCCTACGCAATACGGGTCGAGGTGACGCCGGACGAGGGGCTGGGGGTGATCATCGAGGTAGCCTTCTCCGAGGACTTCGACTCGATGTCCGCGCGCGTGCTGGCCACCTTCGAGGACTGCCGCCAGGGGCGTAACGTTACAGGGCAGGATGGCGGGGAGCTGAGTCAAGAAACGCTGTGGCTTACCAGGGAAAACGGGACCAGTCCATGGGTAGAGGCGGGCGCATCAGAGCCGCCAACTCCTCCATATACATCGCCATCGGAAGGAGGCGAAGGCCCTTGGAAAGTGGGCGTATCCAGTGTGACCGGGACTTCCACCGCAACGGCCTCGCGTGAGGTTGCGGCGTCGGCATGGTACACGCCTGAAGGGGTGGCCGAAGTTGTGTGGCTTAAAGTCTCAACCACCAAGTCAGTGGCTGTCGGTGCGCCCACCGAGCGAACCGATGTGCAGCAATGGTGGAGCCCCTACGTTCGGGAGTACCAATACGAGGCGCAGGTAAGGTTTGGCTCGGGTGCGTACCAAACGTTTTTTTCGGCCAGCCACGTCGAGGACAAGAGTCCGGAGTCAACGACTTACACCTCTCGATTTTCATCAGTCGATAAGACCGAAACGCAGGCGAATCTCCCGGTATCAGGCAGCGACCCTCGAGGCGAACTGTTCTACGGGACGGCCGGGCAAACCCACGATGGCGCCCCTCTGGCGTTCGTCATCGGCAGCGGCAGATATACGTTCAGGATTCACGCGCTCCATCGGTCCAGTAACAAGGTCCTGTCGTCCGTGCTGCAGCAGTCGTCGGATGGTTTTTTTGGCTATGCCGTTGGCCCAGCCATCACCCCGGCCGGCGTCGACGGAGAGGCTGTTGCCACGGGCAACCTGATCCCCGGGCACAACCGCAACGCCCCTGATTTCGACATCAACCTCTGGAATTACCACCGCACGTTCGCCAACGGAGCTTATAACCCTGTGTCCGGGGAAGTAGAGCGCCAGAGGCTCGGCGGCGCGACCTTTACCTGGGTATAGAAACCATGAACTTCATAAACAACTGGCTCCGGGAAATCACCCTGGAGCAAGGCGCTGAATCGTGCCCGCTGGACTTACCCAACGGCGACTACCGCCTGACCCTGGCTGACGCTGCGAGCGGTGCGACGCGCTGGGAGATCGTGGACGCAGTGGTGCTGGGCGGCGCCGCAACCTTGGTCCGGGCGCGGGAGGGGACCGCCGACCAGGAATGGCCGGCAGGCAGTGTGATCTACTGCGATGTCACAGCCGAGACCCTGGCGTCCATGGCGTCGGGCGGGGGAGGCGCCGACGACACGCTCGTCGAGATGATCACCGAAGAAGCGCACACGTCGTTCTTCGGCGCACCAGCCTCTGCACCGGCGCGCGTAGGGCAGCGGTGCTTGCAGATGATCGATAACGGCAGCGCCTGCGAGTGGGTTGCCCATACCGACTGGGAGCAAGTGTTGAGGTGGGCGCGCCTGGTCCTGCCGTTGCGCGATTGGGGCGTGCTGGTGCCGGACATCCACACCCATACCATTGGCGCTCAGGACAGGGCTTATGCCGCGACCACGGACCGTGGTGCGGAGAATCCACGCTCGATAACCGTAAACCTGCCGGCGCTGGTGGAGGGTGTCTACGAGGACGCCTTCGCACACGGCCCGCTGCCGCTGGTGTTCACAAACTGGAGCCAGCAGACATGGACCCTCCGGTTCGATCCCTCGGCGTTCTGGGTTGATGGGCTCGCCTACGAATTGCTGCCCGAAGGTTTCGACAGGCTCGGCCTTACGGTGAGCCAAGAGGGGATAGACGGCCGAATTACCGTGGTGACGCTGCCAGCAGAAACCCAGGTGTGGATCGACGCTGCTGGTTGGGCGGGTCCGCCCGGTGGAAACTATGAGAACTTCGGGCTCAATCTGACAGCCCGACCGATCAGCCTCTACCTCTGATCATCACGCCTCAGTCCAGCCCACTCCGGTGGGCTTTTTTACGCCCGGAGCTTTCCATGCAACCCGCCAAACTCGATCTGCACATCGTGCAGGGCGCCACCCTGCGCGACACCCTGCGGCTGATGCAACCGCGCCTGGAATACCGACCCATCACCGCCATCGGCGGCTCGCCGGTGCGCCTTACCGTCGACCATGGCCTGCCGGGCAACTGGCTCGCCTGGGTGGAGGGCTCGACTGGCCTGCAGGGCCTCAACTGCTCCACCCGCGCGCGCCCGCACCGCGTCACCGTAATTGACGAGTCGACACTGGAAATCAACGCGCTCTCCGCGTTCGGCCTGGCGCCCAGCGGCGGGCAGCTGATCTACAAGCCGCCCGTGGACCTCACCGGCGCGGCGGCCCGCATGCAGATCCGCGCCGGCATAGGCGGTGCGCTGCTGCTGGAGCTGACCACCGAGAACGGCGGCCTGGCCATCACCGGCCCGGGCACGTTGGTGCGCACCCTCAGCGCCGCGCAAACAGCCGCACTCACCTGGACCGAAGGCGTGTACGACCTCGAGGTCGAGTACGCCGAGGGCACCGTGCAGCGCTACCTGCAGGGCAAGGTCACCGTCAGCCGCGAGGTGACCACATGAACGTCGCCATCTGCGGTGATCCCGAGGTGCTGGTCATCGAGGCTGGCGCCGAATACGTCGTGGCGCTGGAGCCGGAGGCCGAGACGCTGGTCGTCACCGCCGGCGAGCAAGGCCCTCCCGGGCGCAACGGCACGGACGGCGCCGCCATCAGCCCCGACCCAGGCAACCAACTGACCAACAGGCCCAACGGCCTCTACGTTCCCCCGCAGTCGTGGGAAATCAACCACTGGTAAACAGGAGGCCACATGGCCCAGGTCAAGTTCTACAAGGTCACCACGCTGCCCGGCAGCCTCGAAGCCAACGCCTTCTACTACGTCGAGAACGGCAGCTACGCCGAAAGCTACCTCACCAACAACGCCGGCGAGGCGCGCGCCGTTGGCAACACCGCGATGATCAACGCGCTGATCGACGCCGCACTGGCCAACTGGTCCGGTGCTGCCAGCACCGTTTCCATCGTGCCGGACATCGCCGGCCGTGACGCCCTGATCGCCACCCTCGAAGCCAACGCCATGATCCTGGTGGTGGACGCCACCGGTGACCCGACCGTGACCGCCGGATCGGCGCTCTACGCCTATGCGTTCGATACCGAGACGACCTACAAGATCGCCGAATACGAGTCCATGGACGTGGTGCTCCAGTGGAGCGACCTGCAGGGCGGGCCCACCAGCACGCCGGCGCAGATCGACAACGCGGTCAGCATGGCCCACAGCCACGCCAACAAGGCCACGCTCGACAAGCTGACAGAAGACGCCGAGGGCCTGCTGTTCAACGGCGAAGGCGTCGGCACTCGCTGGAAAACCAACAACTGGTGATCGCATGGCCACAGTAAAACATCACAAGGTCGTGGCCGCGCTGCCGGCCGTGCTGGAGCCCGATGCCATCTACTACGTGCGCGCCGGGCAGGGGCATGACGTCTACGTTACCAACGGCTCGGGCATGATCGTGGGTTACCCCGCCAACGCGGCGCTGGGCCTGGCTGGGAAGGTGGACAAGGCCGAAGGCCAGTCGCTGATGACCGATGCCGAGCGCGCGAAGCTGGGTGGTATCGAGGCAGGCGCCACGGCCAACGCCACCGACGCCCAGCTGCGCGACCGCGCCACGCACACCGGTACCCAGGCGATCGATACCGTCAGCGGCCTACAGGCGGTGCTGGACGAGAAGATCGACACCACCGAGCGCGGCGTCTCCGGTGGCGTGGCCACGCTGGACGAGTACGCCCGCATCCCGTCCAGTCAGCTGCCGAGCTACGTCGACGACGTGCTGGAGTTCCCGACCCACGACGACTTCCCCGCAACGGGCGAGGGCGGGAAAATCTACATCGCCGTCAACCAGGGTACGGCCGCGAACCCAACCCGCCAGTACCGCTGGACCGGCTCCGTCTACGCCGAGATCAACCCCTCGCCGGGCACCACGGACGCGCTGGCCGAAGGCTCGACGAACCAATATTTCAGCGAGCATCGGGTGCGCAACACGGTGCTGACGGGCCTGAGCCTACTCAGCTCGGCGGCGATCACCGCAGCGGATACGGTGTTGTCGGGGCTGGGGAAAATCCAGGCGCGGCTAAACTTGCTAGGTACTGCTGCTAACGCGAACGTACAGACCTCGTCCACCGACACCACTGCAGGCGCGCTGATGCCGGTGGGGGCTTTCGGGTTGGGTGTTGGGGCTATCCCTGAAACTGCGAATGCCAACAACATCACCAAGCCAGGTTTTTACGTGACAGCGGGTGCAGCGCTGAACAACCCTAGTCCTTACGGGGCATACATAATATGTAACGCCAACTCGGCGGGCGTGACTGTGGCCCACTACGCACACGATATAGTTACAAACAATACGTATATCCGAAAGCTGCTCAACGGCACCTGGTCCGCTTGGCGCCAACAATTCGACACCGGCAACTTCGATCCCGCAACCAAGCAGGACAAGTCGTCGGTTATCGGCACAGCTACAACCCGCACGCTTTCTCTTGCAGACGCCTGGAACTATGTGCGCCCGGGCACGACAAGCGCCATCACTTTGACCGTCCCAGCCAATGCGTCGGTAGCGTTCGGCATAGGTACCGAAATCACCATTCGCTCACTCGGCAATGTCACCCTGGCAGCGGCCAGTGGGGTAGTGCTGAACGCCCCTTCAGGTGGCACGCTCAGCATGACCGCGCGCATGACCGTCACGCTCAAAAAGGTGGCTACGGACGTCTGGGACGTTATCGGCCAAACGGTGCCGGCATGATGCCCGGCGTAGTGGCGGGGTTTCCGCGCAAGGCAGCACAGGCCAGCATCACCCTTGTAGCCGCCTACGACGGGCCGGATTGGGGAGGCTACGAGGCCGGCAATTTCGGCTCGATCAGTCCGCCCGGCGCCAGTGCCATTCCGGGTGCACCTGCTATCGAGGGGGCGAATGGGGAAATTCTTGCGATCCTCTACGAACGCTATGAGGGGATCGTCCACAGGTTGTACATCGAGGTCAGGGGCGACTATTCGGCACCGCCGTTCACGTCGCTGCAGATCGATGGCGGCACGCCACTGACGGGTTTTTTTCGCTACGGCACTCGGTGGGCGCTGTACCCTCTAGCATCTAACCCCATCCCGGCGGGCACGCACACCTTGGTGTTTTCCTGATCTGTGCGACGGCACACGGGCAGGGCGGCTTCGTTCCGGCACGATCAGAGGCCACCAAACGCAAAAGGAATTGCAATGCGCGCCTCGATCAAACAAGTGCTATCCCTGACCCTCTTCGGCCTCTGCACCGGCTTGGCTGGCGCTTACCTCGGCATCAACCAGGCCTACGACAGGCTTGATGCTGAGTTGCCGGCAATCATCGAATCAGCTGGGTGCATTCCGTCTCAGTAACCGAGCAGCATCTCTAAAGCGCTTCCAGCCGCATGGCCTCTGCCAGCAGCTGATTGGCGATCCGCTCCAGCTCCTGTAGCGCTGCGGCTCTGTCTTTGGGGCCTAGCTCTGCGTGCGTGAAATCAAGTTCGGTAGGTATTGCATCCCGGATCGCCTGAGCCGCCCACCCGGCTGCAAACGCCTGAACACTCGCTTTGACCATTGATAAACCCCCGGCCCGCCTTGTGCGGGCTTTTTGTTTTGTGGAGGCAACCATGACCGAAACGCTCGGACAGAAGCAACGCCGCTTTACTCGCCTGGTCGGCTTGCTGATCGAGTACGCCTACCAGGAGGGCTACGAACTGACCTTCGGCGATGCCTACCGTGACCCGCGTCTGCACGGTGCGGTTGGCGAGAAGAAGTCCTACAGCTCGGCCGGATCGCTGCACAAGGAGCGGCTGGCTGTGGACTTCAACCTGTTCAAGGATGGCCAGTACCTGACGCGCAGCGAAGACTACGCGGCCCTCGGCGAATACTGGGAAAGCCTCGGCGGAACCTGGGGCGGCCGGTTCAACGACGGCAACCACTTCAGCCTCGAGCACGGTGGCCGGAAATGACCGCCTGGCTGAAGCAGTACAAGCTGATCGCCAGCGGCGCAGCTGTGCTTGTTCTCATGGCGCTTGCCGCCTCCCTCGCGTGGCAGTGGCAGGCTAACAGCTACGGCGCGCTGTTAGCTGAGCAGGGCAAGGCGCATGAGACCCAGCTGCGCCTTACGGCCGAGGCCAATGCCGCGGTAATCCTCAAGCAGCAGACCGATCGCCTGGTGTTGGAAACGCGCCTCGCGACCCTCGACACAACCTCGACCGAGAAACTGACCCATGCTCAAGATGAAAACGACCGCCTGCGCCACGAGTATTCTGCTGCTGACGATGAGCGCCGCCGGCTGCGCATCGAAGTCATCCTCGCCCGTAACGACGCCGTCGTGTCCGCCGCCACCGGCTCCAGCAGCCTGGGCGATGCAACCAGCGTCGAACTCAGTGCAGCAGCTGGATCAGCTGTTTGGGATATCCGTGGAGGAATGATCGGCGATCGGGCGAAGCTGCAGCATCTGCAGGAGTGGGCGAGGGCGGTGCGGGCTGCCGAGTAGGAAGTCACAGCACGCCTTCGCCTCCCGCTGTATGGTGAGGTGACCCAATCAAGGAGGATATATGGGAAATCTCATCATCAATCGCAAGCCAGGCCAGCGGATATTCCTGTCGCCAGAAACCGAAGCGGATGCGGCCGAGCTGTATCGTCAGCTCACAGAGGAGGGCATCTGGCTTGAGCTGTATCACAGTCGAACGCCCGGCCAGATCGTGGTTTGCATCACTGCGCCGCCCGCGGTCAATGTGGCGCGGGAGGAGCTGCTGCAAGCGAACGATGGGCGCAGCTAACCCCTTCACCGTGGACGATAGGGGTATGATGCGGCGCTTTGCTTGGGGGATTTATGCTGCTGTTACGCATGAAAGGCGGAGTGACATACACGCTCGATCGCCAGGTCGGTAACTCAGGCAAGCATGGTATTTGGGAATTCCATCGATCCGCCTGCTCCTTCATGAGTCCCCCGGACTATACCCCGTACCGTCACGCCGCCATCTCGCCGGCCGAGCCGAAGGTTGGCGCGACGGTGCAGATGGCGATTTGCAAACCGAACGCTCCAGAGTCGGACTGGATACCCATCGGTGAAGGTGTTGTCGCTTTCGATACTGCGAGCCAGTGATGTCGTGGCGCGGGCCTAACTCCGCCACCTGAACCGGTCCGGCGTCTCGCGCACGAACCCTTGGCCTTCGCATTCCGCACAGTCCTCTCGCTTGCTGAACGAGTCATCGCAGGCGGGGCAAGGCATGAAGATGGACACGCTGGCTCGCGTTGAGAGTGCTGCATGCCGCTCCGTGTCGCCTTCTTCCTTGGCCAGCTGGATTGCATCGAGGGCGGCCCGGTACAGGTCCGGGTCGTCGATGGTGCGCAATTCTATGCCTCGAATCATCCGCGACACCTCGACCATCTCATACTCGCCGGTCGGCGTGATGCAACGTTTCCCATCTATGCGTCCGATCGATTCCTCGCTTCGATTGAGCAGCTCCAGGCCAATGTCCGTGTGCGTCACCCTCGCGTCTATGTGGGAGGCGTTCAAGCGCTCCCCGGGCGGTTTCCAGTTAAAGGCGGAGCCCGACAGGTACCCTAGCGCCGGGCCGTCGCGTACCAGCACGTAAGAGCCAGAGCGCAGGAAGTAACGGTGACGGACTATCTGCTCTTCGATCTCGTGTGAATACGCAGACTCCGCAAGCTCGAGCAGATCGAAGTGTTCCAGGGGATCGATAATGCCCGCTCGAAGCATGTCGTCCGCGGCCTCGATAAGGTTTTCCCGATAGAGCCGGGGAAGGTCACGGCGTTCTGATGCGTCGTCCAGCATGCGATGCCAGCGCTCGACGGTCATGCTGGTGTGGTGAGTGAAGGAAATGTCGCGGCCCATGGTCATCTCTGATGCTGTATATGCGTACAGTATCAGGATGGCCGAAAACCCATCCAGCGCTTGCTGATCGACGGCTATAGCACCGGATTGCTGATGCGCTCGATAAGGTGTGCGCCTTCGTTGCGGACGTTGCCTACAGCCCGATCCACTGGATACCAGTCGAACTCCTCGAAGCCTAGGCCATGCTCGAGCGCGATATCTTCCGCCTCGTTTGGGTCTAGCTCTGGATCTAACCAGTGCAAGGCGCATTCAGACGACAGCACCAACGGGCGCCGGTCGTGGATGTCCAGCATGCCGGCGCCGCTCGACGATGTGATGATCACGAAGCCGTCCCCGTCGCGGGGCTCGCCAATGCCGCCTCGCTGAAACTGGCCCAAGGCAGCGAAGAACATCGGTGCGTTCGTTCGCAGCTTGATCAAGTAGGGCTGCTTGATCTTCGGGTTCGCCTCGTCCTTTTTCCATTCGTACCAGCCATCAGCCGGCACGATTGCCCGGCCTGTCTTCCAGATATCGCGGAAGAACTTGGAAGTGGCGGCTGTCTCGACCCTGGCGTTGATCGCTGGCGGTCGCTTGCCTTGCGCCCAGAACGGGGCGTATCCCCACCGCACGCCTTCCATGCGTAGCCCGTCTTCGTCCTGGTGCAGCAACTGGACCTTTGATTGCGGCGGCACGTTGTAGCGCCCGATAGGCTCGGAAGGAAACCCGCCGACTAGCTGCAGCTGGGGGTCCAAGGTGAACAGGTACTCCACCGCCTGGCTGTACTGTGTGATTCGTCCGCACAT